GATGGCGTTTGCTCGGTCAATTCTTCCAGATTTGGCCGGGTATGAACGCGGGCGAGTTGCTCGGCTTTGAGTACCGCAGCAACGGGTGGGCCAATGCTGCTAACGGCACCCCTAAAACTAGCTTTACCGCCGACTCGGACACCTGCATCTACCCGGATCGGGTGATGGTGCTGTCCACCAAGCTCAAGTATTTTGAGGCCAAGGGCTTTGATACCACGGCCATCTACCGTGATTATCTGCAAGAGCTTGAAACGGCCATTGCACAAGACACGGCGTCTGCAAACCTGTCGTTTGCGCCACGACCGGGTACGGTGCTGATCGGCTACGACAACATCCCAGACAGCGGTTACGGCTCCGAGGGCAACTAATATGGCCGGATTGCGTCAACGTCGCTTCGTACAACGTGCGGTGGCGAACGTCGCGTCGCTTCCGGCTCCTATTGGGGGTTGGAACGCCCGCGATTCGCTCGCCAACATGGCCCCGACCGATGCGGTCATTTTAGATAACCTGTTTCCGGGCGTTTCTAACGTCAATTTGCGTGGTGGATATGTTCGTCATGCAACGGGATTGCCGGGTCAGGTTGAGACGCTATTTAGTTATGCGGGTGCGGCAACCAATAAGCTGTTTGCTGTTTCTGACGGCAAGGTTTACGACGCAACTTCGGCGGGTGCTGTGGGTGCGGCGGCGGTTAGCGGCCTAACCAACAGCCGGTGGGAGTACATCAACGTAACCACGCCGGGCGGCAATTATTTAATGGCCGTCAACGGCACCGACAAGCCGCTGCTGTACAACGGATCAACTTGGACAGCGTTAGATGGCGCATCAACGCCTGCCATTACCGGCGTTACGACTACCACGCTTTCCAATATCACGCTGTTTAAGAACCGCGTGTGGTTTATCCAAAAAGACACCCTAAAAGCATGGTATCTGCCAACCCTTGCGGTGGGCGGTGCGGCGCAGGAAATTGACCTGTCAGCCGTTGCTAGGCTTGGCGGCACGTTAGTTGCCCTTGGCACATGGACGATTGACGCTGGTTACGGCGTAGACGACAACCTTGTTTTTGTCACCGACAAGGGCGAGGTCATTGTTTATCGCGGAACCGACCCCTCTAGCGCCTCCACATGGGCGTTGATCGGCGTTTGGATGGTGGGTGCGCCTATCTCCAAGCGTTGCATGATGAAGTACGGCGGCGATTTGCTGTTGTTGACGCTTGACGGGCTGTTCCCGCTTGCCTCGGCGCTGCAATCGTCCCGCCTTGACCCCAACGTGGCGTTGTCAGACAAGATTCAAGGCGCGTTTGCTGCTGCCGCTCAGAATTACAAGAACAACTTTGGTTGGGGCATGATTTACAACGCAAACAACAATGCGTTGATCGTCAACGTCCCCGTTAGTACGGGCAGCCAAGAACAATTCGTGATGAACAACATCACAAAGGCTTGGTGCCGGTTTACGGGGTGGACAGCTAACTGCTTTAACATCCTTAATGATGACCCGTACTTTGGCGGCAACCAATTTGTCGGCAAGTGTTGGACGATTGGCACCACGGGCTATGTGGACAGCACCAACAACATTGATGGGCGGGCGCTACAAGCGTTTAACTACTTTGATTCGCGTGGCGTAAAGAAATACTTTACCCGCGCACGGCCTAGCCTGTTCAGCAACGGGCAACCAGCCGTCAATATTGACATCAACGTGGACTTTGACCTCGCACCCTCTACGGCGGCTCTGTCTTATTCGCCCTCCACGGCGGGCCTTTGGGACACCGCTAAATGGGACGACGGCACATGGGGTCAAGACACGATCATTAGCAACAACTGGCAAGGCGTTACGGGTATTGGCTACTGCGCTGGCATCCAAATGAGCAGCACTAGCAAAAACCTACAACTCCAATGGGCATCCACAGACATCGTGTTCCAAATCGGATGGGCTGGAATATAGAAAGCGGCATGGATGTGGGCGAATGGGTCTGCTCCCAAACTGGGGGCGGCTACCACGACGCTCGCTCCAACGCCCTTGGATTGCGAAAAGATGGCGATTTGGTGGCCGGTGTGGTGTACGAGAACTGGAACGGTCGTTCCGTCGTCTGCCATATCGCGGTACAGGGTCGCATGATCCCTGCCTACCTAGCGGCCATATTCGATTACCCCTTCAATGTCTGTGGGGTTGACAAAATTATCGCTCCCGTGTCAAGCGGGAATAGCAAAGCATTGCGATTAGTGGGTAAAATGGGGTTCACCGAGGAAGCGCGTATCCATAACGCCGACACCGCCGGGGACATCGTGTTTTTAACTATGACACGGGAGTCGTGTCGGTTCTTAGGAAGGCGTTATGGGCAAAAAGTCACCGAAACCACCTCCAGCACCTGATTACGCCGCTGCGGCACAAGCGCAGGGACAGGCGAATCTGGATGCAGCGCGGCTAACTGCTCGCATCTCCAACCCGAACATTTCCACGCCTTATGGCGGTCAGAAAGTCACATTCGGCAAGTCCGTGTTTGACGAAACTGGCTACAACAAGGCGATGGAGGACTACAACAAGCAGCTTGAGGCGTTTAACCAGCAGCAGATTGAAGGCGCTGGCGCAATTGACCGCGACGGCGATATGTACGGGCTTTATGGCGGTGGCGCAAGCCGTGTTGGCGGTGTAACAAAGCCGACCGCGCCGACCCGCGAACAATTTACCAAGATGACCGACCAAGATACGCCCTACATTGAGCAGTATCTGTCGCCCGAACAGCAGAAGATTTTAGAGGCCCAGCAGCGCGTAGAGCTTGGGCTTTCTGGCCTTGGCGAAACCGCCCTTGGAACCGCGCAAGACATTATCGGCAAGCGTTTCAACCCCAACCTCCGCGACTTGCAGACCGAGCTTGGCGGGTATGGTCAAGTTCAAGGCGCGCCCGACCTAATGGGCATGGGCCGTTCGTCCGGCGATGTACGGGCGTTTGATTACACCGCTGCCCCGAATTTGGCGCAGCTTGGCATGGCCGGTGGTGGCCCTGCCGGTGGGTTATTCGGTCTTGCCGAAGGTGGTTTTAACGCACCGCAGTTGCGTAGCCAGTTTGATGCTGACCGTTACGAAGCCCAAGCGGGCATGATACCGCCAGAGCTTCGCGCTCAATTTGAAGCCAACCGATATGAGGTTGGCGGCAACGTTGCCCCGCTGCGACAGCAAACCGCATTGGATACGTCTGGGGTCGCTGATGTCCAATATGCCCCGAATCTGTCAGCGTTTGGCTTTGCTCGCGGTGAGGTTCCCACAGAGCGACTTCAACGTGGTTTTGATACGTCTCAATTGGCTGCCATGCCTGTATCCGCTGGCACCACGGGACAGCAGGCAATTCTTTCTAGGGTCTTGCCGCAAATCCAAGAGCAGCGGCAAATGCTGGAAACGCAGTTAGCGAACCAAGGCATCCCGAGAGGATCGGAAGCCTACAACCGCGCTATCCGCGAACAGCAGCAGCAAGAGAACGATGCGATTCAGCAGGCCGCCCTCCAAGGCTTGCAGTTGGATATGGCCGCCCGTCAGCAAGGCTTCAGCGAGGCGCAGGCCGCAGCGCAATTTGCCAATCAAGCTGCCCTTGGGCAGTTTGGGATGGGTGTGCAAGGCACCGACGTTTACAACCAAGCGTTGCAACAAAACGTCCAGACGGCCTTGGCGCAACAACAATCGCAAAACGCCGCCCAACAGCAAGACTTTGCCCAGCGCGTAGCCGCAGGCGAGTTTGGCAATGCCGCCCAACAAGCGTTGTTTGGCGCTGGGGTGCAAGCCGGTCAGTTTGCCAATCAGGCTGCTGCACAAAACTTCGCACAGCAAATGGCAGCGCAACAGGCTGGCAACCAAGCGCTACAAGCGCAATTTGGCATGGGTATGGACGCGCAAGCCGCTCGAAATGCCGCGTTGGCGCAGAGCTTTGGTCAGCAGATGACCGCGCAACAAGCCGGAAACCAAGCGTTGCAGTCCCAATTCGGGATGGGCATGGAATCGCAAGCGGCTCGCAATGCCGCCATCGCGCAAAACTTTGGGCAGTTCCAAGGCGCACAGCAGATGCAGAATCAAGCGCTTGCCCAAAACCAAGATGCCGCCCTTCGCGCTTACCAAGCGTTGTTGGCGGGTCAGGGTCAGGCGTTTGGTCAGCAGATGGATACGCAAGCCGCTCGCAACGCTGCATTGGCGCAGAATCAAGCCATTGCCGCCCAGCAGCAGCAACTCGCCAACGCCGCACAACTCCAGCAGTACAACCAAGCCCTGCAAAACGCACAGTTTGGCAACACGGCTCTGCAACAGTCGTTGCAACAACAGCTTGCGCTGCGTAACCAGCCGCTTAACGAGATTGCGGCGCTTATGTCAGGCGTCCAAGTCAATATGCCGCAGTTCCAAGGCTACCAAGGTGCCAACGTGGCTGCGGCTCCGGTGTTTGGCGCAACGCAGGCGGCGGGTGACTTCGCCCAACGCAATTACAGCAACCAAGTCGGTGCATATAACGCACAGCTTGGCTTGTTAAGCGGTCTTGCTGGCGCTGCTGGCGGTTACTTCGGAGGCCGATAATGAACGGGCGATATCAAACTTTTAGCGGCCCCATGTCACGCCAACAGAAGCTGGCTAACGCCCTTCAACAACGCGGTAGCATGGACAATTTTACGCCCGCCCAAGATATGCAGTACACGCCGAACCCGATGACGATGGTTCCGGCGCAACCGCAATTTGGTCGCACGTTTCCGCAAACTCCGTTAACCCGACAACCCAAGCCTAAGTCACCCGGCATGACCACCCCACAAGGCGGTAGTTACAGAGGGGATTTTGAAAATGCCAGTTAATTACGTCCAAACTTTTGCAATGCCTTCTGAGTATGAGCGTCAAGCCGCCGAAGCTCGCCGTCGTCAGGCGATGGCAGAAGCCCTTGAGGCGCAAGCGTACCGCCCGCTGTCGGGATCAGACGCCCCGACCCCTGCCGCTGCGCCGCTTGTCTCGGCATTGCAGTCGTTCATGTCAGCCCGCCAGCGCAAAAAGGCGATGGAAGAAGCCACCAAAGCCGAGCAAACCGAAAGCGAATATGGCCGACGTATGCTTGGCCGGTTGCAAGGTGGCTACACCTATCAGCCGGATAAAGAGCTTGAGCAGCAGATGGCTAAGAAGCCGGAAGAAACGCTCACGCAATACAACGAGCGTATGCAAGCCACGCCGTTTACCGCTAAGGCTGCTGCGGTTCCTGAGCAAACCGAATTGGGCGAAGTTACGCGTCAATCGCAGTACCGCAAATCGCCTGACGAAGTGCTGGGCATGGCAATGACGCCGGTTGGCACGGCTGCGATGAAACGCGCACCGTTGCTTGCTGCTGCCCTTGAGCGGTCTATGACGCCCGCAGAGGCCGAGGAGTATTACGCGCCAACTGCAACTGCCGATGGCAATTTAGTTCAATTTGGCAAGCTTGGCGGCAAAAAAGAAACTGGATTTAAAACGCCGGAAGAACCGTCTAAACCGCCTGCTACGCACGGCAATCTGCAATGGAACGCCGCGCTTGGAAAATGGGAAAGCATCCCCGGTTATAAGCCACCTGATCCGTTGGCTGGAGATCGCGTTAGAAGCGCTGGCGAAGATCGTTTACGCCGCGAATTTGATAACGCAATTAAGCCGGATTTGGATGAACTATCCCAAATTGGCAAGGTTAAAACCATATTCCAAAGCGTACCGCCGGGCGGCAAGCCTAACGCTATCCAGCAAGACGTACTTGTTACGCTGTTGATGAAGTTTATTGAGCCGGGCAGCGTGGTGCGTGAAGGCGAGTACGACCGTTTGGTTTCTCGTCAGGGATTGGTTGCTAGAGCGCAAACTTTGCTGAATAAGGTTCAGACGGGCGAGCCGTTGACGGGCGAAGCGCTTACCCAAATTGCAGGCTTGGCGCGGCTGTTTGAAGAAGCTGCAACCAACCGAGTACGCAAGAAAGCAGCCAACATCTCTACGTTGGCGGGAAATCGGCAATTAGACGTCAACAACATTATCTTAGAGCCAAGTTTTTTGCAGAAGCCTATTGAAATTGGTTCTTCGCTCTCTGGTAAGCCGCAAGGAAAGCCGTCTTGGACGCCAGAATTGCAAAGCGAACTTGATGCGTTAGAACAGAAGACGAAAAACCCGCCGGGGGGTCGATAAATGGCGCTTACCCCACAGGAGCAAGCACGACTGCAATTTTTGCGTGACCAAAAGCGTTACGCAGAACTTCAGCAGATGAAGGCTATGACTCACGAACAGGGGCCGATCCCCGAGGCAGAGTCAGAGAGCTTTAAGGTTGGTCGCACCATGCCGCCTTGGGCAAGAGCGGCGCTAAAAACCGCTGAAGTGCTGTCATTTGGTATTTCGCCAAAGGCTATGGGGCCGGAAGGCGAACAAATGGTGCGCGGCGCTACGACGCAATTTGAGGAAGAAAACCCTAAAACTGCGTTTGGTATGGAGGTGCTTGGAGCCGTTCCCGCTAGTTTGGCGTCTATGCCCCGTGCGGCTGTTCGCGCAACCACACGCGGCACGGCCCGAGAAATCAGCCCAGCAGCGCGTATTTTGCAAGCTGGCGGTACAGGCGCGGCAGAAGGCGTTATATCTGGCGCTGGTTATTCTCAAGCCGAAACGCCAGAACAGTTTTATAAAGACATTTTGACATCTGGTTTGCTTGGCGGTGCTGGCGGCGCTGGCGCATCTGCCGTAACTAACATTGCTGGGCCTATCGTTCGCAACGTGGGCGAGCGAATGTCAGAGGATGTCGCCATTAGCGAGTCGCAAAAGCGATTGGCTCAAGCATTGATGCGGGATGCGCCAGAAAGCTACGGCACCGACTTTGCGGCGTATGTAAACGACCAAATGAGGAAGTTAGGCCCAGAGGGCCGTTTGTACGACGTAGGCGAAAACACCCGTAAAATGGCTGATTTGTTATCTTCAATGCCGGGTCGCGCTAGAACTGAATTGGTTGAAGAAGTGCAAACGCGCCGCGCTGGCCGTGGCGAGCGTATGGCGTCATCTGCTCAAGAAGCGCTGCAAACGGGCGGCAAGCGCCTTGCTTCAACAGTTGAAGATTTGCAAATGCAACGCTCAACTAACGCCGCGCCGCTTTACACGCAAGCTTATCAATTAAAGGTTACTGACCCGTCAGGACGGTTAGCCCAAATTGTGCAGCAGGCAAATCGCCTTGGCGCAACCAAGGTGGCGCAAGACATCGCGGAAAACGAGCGTATAACTAAAGGCTTGCCGGGTTGGTCATTGACTCCTGATAAGGTCAGTTCGCTTGAGTTTAACGTCTCTGACCTTGACCGTATTAAGCAAGGTTTGGACACGCTTATTGGTAAAAACTACGATCCTGTTGAGGGTAAGTATAGCCCGCTAGGCCGTTCACTTATTGAGTTGCGTGACAGCTTAAAATCAGACTTGGTTCGATTAACAACTGATCCAAAGACCAAAGACTCTCTTTATGGGCAAGCGTTGGAAGAATATGCAGGCCCAAGCGCATTGATTGAGGCCGCAACGGTTGGCAAAACAGCTTTGAATCGCAATGTATCTGGCGATTCGTTGCGTAAAACCATCAATGCAATGACGCAATCGGAAAAGGAAGCGTTCCAAATTGGCCTGTTTGAGGCTATTCGTGACAAGGTTGGCGGTTCATCTGCCGGTAGAACGGAAATGATGAACCTTGTGGAAAACTTTGTGCCACGGGAGAAACTAGAAATTGCGTTTGGCTCTCCAGATGCGTTTGCCAAGTTTTATGAAACCGTCAATGCCGAGCGAATCATGCGAGAGGCAGATGTATTTGGGCGCGGATCACAAAGTGTGCCAAGAATGTTTGAGGCGGGTGAGTTAGACATTGAACCAGCTTTGGATTTTGCTGCCACAGGCGGTTCTCCGGTCACAATGGCGACTCAAGCAGTTAGGGCGCTGAATCGCGTTCAAATGCCAGAGCGAACCCGCAATCAACTTGCCAAAGCGCTAATGCAGCGTGGCCCGCAAGCCCAACAAGATGTATTTGACCTTGAGGAAGTTGTGCGTCGGCTTAACGAGCAACGAGCGCAACGAGCGGCAGCAATCGGCGGCGCGGGTGGTGCGGCCACTACGTCGATTTATCAAAATCGCTAAAGGAGCGGGCAATGAGTTTTAACGGTTCCGGTACATTCCTCATCAATACGGCGGGGCAGCCTGTCGTATCAGGCACCGTCATTAGCAGCACGGCCTTTAACGCCCTGACCGCTGACCTTGCCACGGGTCTTTCCACCTGTATCACCAAAGACGGTCAAACGACGCCCACGGCCAACATCCCGATGGGCAGCAACCGCATCACCGGGTTGGGTTCTGCCGTAGACGCCACGGACGCCGCTACGTTTGCCCAAGCGCAAAGCACGGCAGCCAAGCTAATCGGCGGTATCAGCGGCGCAGACACGATTACAGGCGCTTTAACGCCCGCCATTACGGCCTACGCTGCCGGTCAGATGTTCTATTTCGTGGCCGCAGGAACCAATACCGGCGCTGTCACGCTCAACATCAACAGCCTTGGTGCCAAAGCCGTTACCCGCGACGGATCAACGGCGTTAGTGGCTGGAGACATTGCATCTGGAGAAATCGTTGTCGTTGTATATGACGGCACTCGATTCCAGATGATTAGCCCAAATACGTTTAACGGGACATTGCCCGTTGCAAATGGCGGTACGGGGCAAACAAGCTACACCAACGGCCAGTTGCTGATCGGTAACACGACCGGCAACACGCTGACCAAAGCAACTTTGACGGCAGGCACCGGAGTTACCATCACCAATGGTGCGGGATCAATTACGATTGCTGCCGCTGGTTTGCCGGTGATGAACATTGTTAGCGGAACCACGCAAACTGCCGTAGCCGGTAATCAGTACGTTTTGACTAACGCATCTGCAACTACCGTTACGTTGCCCGCAAGCCCGTCAGCAGGCGACACGGTATATATTACTGTTGCGAACTCGCTCACAACAAACGTGGTTGCTCGTAACTC